TTGGAAGAATAAAGTTTATCAATAAATTTTTCAAATTTTGTAGTACTTGATTTTTTACGGACAATGACTTTAACAATTTTATTTTCATACTCTCTAGTATCAAATGTTTGGTAATTATTATCTTCATAATAAATCACACGATACATTTGATATGGATTATTGACTGGTATATGCTCCAGTGTTTCTGTATCAAAAATATGAAATCCTCTAGTATCATTTACATCATTCCAAAACATTTCATATGGATTTCCGAGATAGTATACTGTTCCATTATCAGAACGAGTATGATAGTGTCCAGAAAATACTTTTTGATAATTATCAAATACAACCGAATCCATACCGTCATCCATTGTATGGCCGCGATATGCTTGAAATCCATTAAGTTCTAAGTGTCCCATCGCAACCTTACAGTTGCTATTTTTAATTAATTTATGAGTCTTTTCTTCATTATCTGCACAAATCCACGGAATAAAAAGAATTTTTAGTCCACCAATACTTACAATTTCAGGATTACTATATGTTTTAATATTTGAGTAATTCTTTAGTAAAAGAGATGGTGAATTTACATTGTTCGTATTTTTATAATAGGCATCGTGATTACCTACCAACATATGAACATCATACTTTGAAAGAGGATCTAGTACAACTCTCTTTGTCCATTCAAGACTTTGATAATCAATTGACTTTCGACTGTCAAATGCATCACCTAAGTGAAGAACTGTCGTAATACCTTCCTCTTCCAACTTTGGAAAAAAAATATTTTTATAGAAAAGTTCAAAATAATCTTGAAAAAGTTTAGAACCTTTCCGACATCCGTAATGAGTATCTGTAATAATTGCGACTTTCATTCAATAGCGAATCTTACTGTGGACTCCATCCTTGATCGAATTATAATCGGAATAGTTCCCTCCGTCAACCGTATTGTCATCTGCAAATACTTCAGAAAATCCAGACTTCTCAAGAATTTTATTTTTAATTTCTAGTTGTCTCTTTTCTTTTTGAATACGACGAAGAAATGCGTAATGAATAATTTGAGTAAAATATGCGAAAGGGTTTTGAGATTTTTCTGGATTAAAATTATGCACATATTGCACACAATTTTCAATTCCATCAGAAATCATATCTTCTTTAAACATATAATTCACAAAATTCGGTTTAAATGAAAGATGATTAGCAATCTTCAAAAAGCACTCTCCAATGTAACGAGGAATGGGTGGTTTTCCTTTCCAAGATTTTCCTCTTTCCGTTTTTGGTTGTTCTGTAAGATGAATACCAAATTCTCTTTTATAAGAAATTTCTACATCTTCACGATACTTAATTAAGGCCTCAAGAAACTCTTTATTATTAACATAATGCTCAGACCTTTTTCTTTTGGTCATAATTGCTGTGGTAATCATAAATTTCTATTATAACTATGTATTCATTTTACCATTCAATTAAAGACTTGACAAGTTTCTTAATTCAAGTAGAATACCTTTGTGGAGGTTGATAGAGATATAGGTATTAGCTTCTTTTATAAAGCTTCTCTAAGATATCTTTAGCATCATTAACATTAGCGATATATCCCATTTTTCTATCTATTTTACATTCCTTACCTTTAAACGAATTAAATTCTCTTACATAAGATTGATAAGTTGATATCATTTCAATATCATTAGATTCAACCATTGTAAGAATATCATCAATATTAATAATTATCAGATCTTCAGTTGTTGTTTTTAACCATGGTTCAAATTTATAACCTCTTATGTTTCCATCTCTTCCTTTAAGTTCCTCAACTATAATTGGATTACTTAAGAGAAGAACTGTCTTATCTTCTTCTTCGGAAGCTGCTACCTTTGCATAGATTTCTTCACCGTTTTTTAATTTAATAGTTGCGTAAAAATCTTCCTCTATCATGTCTTTAACTGAATAGATTTTATATCATAATTAAACTGCTCTTCATTATAAATTTTTATTCTTTCGATAAAATGATTTAGAGTGTAATTTTTTCTTGATTTGTAACTACAATCATCAGAAATATCATAAAGAACTGCTTTTGTCTTATTTTTACCTTTTCTTAAAACTCTTCCAATCGATTGTAGATTACGAATTCTAGATTTTGATGGTGAAGCAAAAATTACATTATGAAGATTTTTAATATTGATTCCAGTGCTGAATGTTCCATAAGAAGCAACAATGATTGCATTATTTTCTCTTTCAGTAATTTCTCGGACTAATTCTCTTTGATCAGCATCTACTCCACCATGTACAAAAAATACTTTACGATCACCATCCTTGTTATTATTTATCTTTTCGTATAAGATAGCCCCATGTGCTTCAACTCTACTAAACAAAACTAAAGTGTTTCCTTTCAAATCTAAAGTTAAATTTGTTATAAATCGATTTCTTTTTTCATGGGAAATTAAATACTTAATTTCATCCTCATAAGTTTCAAATTTTTGGGAATTGTGTTTAAGAACTAAGCATTGGATATCAAGTTGAGATAAATGTCCCTTTTCCATTAATTCTGCAGTTTTGGTGACTTTATATGATGGTCCAAACAATCCTTCTAAGACCCACTTATGAGTCTGTGTGCCGTCTAAAGTTCCAGTAAAACCAAATCTATACTTTGCATGATGTAACTTGGTCATAATGCCTATCAGAGACTTACTTTTGAATAAATGAGCCTCATCTCCAATAACAACATCATAATCTTCAAAAAAAGAACGATCCAATTTATAAATAGATTGCCATGTAGTCACAGTGACTGGAAATTCGTTTGTTTTTTCTCTTCCTGAATAAATTTTATGACAATATGAATCAGAATCCCAACCATAATCAGAAAAATCCCCGACCAGTTGGGACACCAGACTGGTCGTTGGAACAATTACAAGAGTTTTTTTACCTTTATCCGTATAATACCGCACGAGGCCGTAAATCATCAGACTTTTTCCTGACGCAGTGGGACTTATCAACAACCTTCGATTATGTAATAGAGAGTCGTATACTCCCTCAATTTGATAATCTCTAGGAGTATATTTGCATATAGAAGACATATAGTCTTTGACACCTTCTTTTGAAATTTCTTCGTTAATTTCAAAAGGAAGGCCGTAATACTTATTATCCTCAAATTGATAAGAATACCCAAATTTATTGCAAAATGAAATAATTTTATCTAAAAGTCCAACATATATTTGCTTCGTCCTCATATCGAACAGATGTATTTCACCATTCCAATTTTTCTTTCTATATTGAGGCATGAATTTTGCAGACTCTACTTGAAAAGTAAATCTATCTCTTAGTTCATACTCAATATGAGGTTCTGTTTTTATTTTTAAATATATTTCGTTTGATTTTGTAATAACAAGATCTGCTCTATCAACCATAACCTGCCTGAAACTTTATTACCTCGACAGCATTTTTAATTTGATAAGTTCGATTATGTATCATTTTTAAAATGCTCTCAATATAATTTAGGGAAGTTTCGTAGTAGTCAATTTTTAAACAAACTTGAGATAGTCTTTCATCTGCATCAAGATATTTCTGCAATGTATCTTTATCTCTTATTTTTTTGGGAAATGGATTCTCAACATAAACTTCTGGATCTGCTTTTCCAGTATAATATTCATATCGTTCATGCCTAATATTTCTCTTTTGTTGCTCTGCCTTTTTCTTCAGCAATAATATGTTATTGTATATTTCATGATATTTTGCATGTAAAATGGGAATATTTAATGATTCTGTATGTAAATTATCAGGATCAATTTGGGAATCTTTATCCCACATTTTTTGGATTGAATCCAAATCAATATTCATAAGGAGTTTCCGTTTTTATCTAAGATATTATAACTAGTATACTTGAAAGAAACATCTGCTGTAAAGTACTCTATATCAGTATCTGTCGCATCAAACTGTAAAGATGATAATGAATAAGGAAATAAATCTGCAAACTTAACTTGAAAATTTACATTTTGGTTACTTGTCAAAACAAAAAGTGTACCATCAGAATATAGATTAAGTTGAGATTTTTCTTGATTTTCCAAATTTGGATTACTTTTTTGAAAATCATAAATTTCTTGAAGACTTTCTGGATATCCAATTCCACGAATCCACTTTTGCATCTCTACATAATTTTCTAAATTTTCATCAACTAAAAATCGAATTGTAAAATCATCAAAATCAATTTTATCTCCTGGAACAGGAATATCCCTCAGATAATTTGGTTGAATTGTAGTACCAAGAGTCATTCCTGGAATATTTGCAGAATTTGCAAAGAATGTAACTTTTGGAGATCTATTAATTTTTAATCTAAATCCAACAGGAGAAAGAAAATTTCTATTTCCTATTTGACTTGAAAACGCATTAGTTATTGTCATGCTTTTTGAAATATTTATCTATACTATTAAATTTTATGCATAAAAAAAGAGGACCTTTTTGAGGTCCTCCAGATAATCTCATATGAAGTTCACATGAGGTTTTTAACTGCAACACGACGATAGTAGCGGTTGCTATTAACTTGAAGGCGACCAAGACCTTTCTCAATACCTTCGGAGAATGGATTTGCGACAAGACCATAACGAGTCTTAAATCCGATTTTTGGTTGGAAGGTGTTCTCACCAACGGCACGAACCATTTGGAGAGGAACATAAGGACAATAGAAGAGTCCAGCATCATAAGGTGAAGAACCCTTGTAACCAACAACATAGTACTGGTTACCAGGAGATGCATTACCTGAAGTCAGGTTAGCAGAATAAGGATCGATATAAACACGATACTTACCTTGAAGAACACCTGCAAAAGTATTGCCGGTATCATCAACATTGAGGTTAGCATTGAGTGCTGGGGTGTAGTCGAGAACACCAGCCATGGTAAGTGCTGAAGCAACATCAGCAGAGCACATGATGATGTTGCCCTTTCCTCTACGAGTTCTTTGTGCGATTGC